GACGAACCTTTACCAGCTTCCTGATTAGGTGTTGCGTTTATATTTAATTTTTAAAACCAGCTTTTTAGGTGGTTTATTTGTTATGCTCTATTTTCTTGGGTAACCTCTACTTCTTTGTTTCAAACTTGCACCTCCTGTCATTTTGCCTGCTTCCCATCCGGGAATAATTCCACGATCCGATCCCATCAGGACTCCGGAGCAGTATTTGCTTTTATTTTATCACATCTGCTAACCCTTCTATCGTATTTATTTTGTTCGCCGCCAGGAACAGGGACAGATAAAGGCAATTCCTATCTCTCATCAAAAGGAACTGCCTTTGTCTTAATGATCAATCTGCATTTTTTTAAGTGCTTTAAGCTGGTCTCTTATGCCACGGCTCCTTATCAACCGGAGCGATACTTATCGCCATATAAGACAGCTTCTCGATCTCTGTGCGAATTGCCCGGATGTAATCCAATGCAACATCTGGTATCAGAAGCGTATAAGCGATGTAATCTCTGATCTCCAGAAGATCTGCTTCAGCATCAGGAGTGATGACAATTTCAAAGGAATCCACTTACTTCAGACTCCTTTCAAGATCATCAAATACATCGTTCATAGGTCTGCCCTCACCTGCGATTGACTGAGTATAGCTATGTGACAGTTTCGCATCAAGTCGGTCTTCCGACATGCTGTCCATTGTTTCCGGTTCCGCAGGCACTGTTAGCGAAAACGGGATGCCTCTGTGATAGATGATCTGGCGATACAGCGAATTGATAACGACTGACGATGGAACCCCAAGTTTCTGCAAAATATCTTCTGCTTCAATTTTGATATTTGTTTCAACACGAGCGCTGACTGTTGAATCTTTCATGATAAGCACCTCCTCCTACCTTGAATGTCATCTGCTTCCTCCATAGATGGACATTCTCAGCCAAAAGGGAAAGTCAAGACTGAAAATGCTGCAATTCCGCGCGAAGGAATCAATTAAAAGATGATTTGGAATATGATAAGATGAGCCTAAGTGAATATATTGACCCGTTTACGGGTGAGCCAGTAATAAAGAACAAATAAATTGGGGCCAGGGGCCCCGGCAGGTAAATGACAGTGCGGCTGGCGAATTTTTTCGATTGGTCCTTAGACCCAGCGAAGCTAACAAGCCCTTATAGAGCTGAACAAACCACCGGCTAAGCCGGTGGTTGTGATTATAATATCACCTCTTGCAGAGCGCCTGCCCGTTGTTTCTTTCCAGGAAGAGATTTGGATCACCCGGTGCCAAACAAGGTGATCGACGACCAACGAAAGAGAACAAGGTGCAAATTGAAATCGATTTTGTCTTCAATTCACCCCTTACGATTTGCCTGTTTGGAAAATATAAGCATACCTCAGATTCCCCGTTCCTGCTGAATCGAAATAAAAAGCAACATATGCATCTTTATTTTTTGAAAAGCCTTTTCCCATGTCCCCATGAAGATTTTTCGCAGGTGCTGTGGCTGAATTATTATCAGTAAGAATAAAGGGCAAATTATCAGCAAGACCACTCCAGTCATTTGCTTTCCTGCTTTTTATATTTACTTTCACCCACACTGCGGAAACATAGTATTTTGATCCAACATGATTTACATAAATTCTTGTCCCATTCTCCTCAGGGATGTAGTTTTGTCTTGTTCCATTGCCGTCCTCACCTGTATATCCGTTATAAGTGAGCATATCAGACATAGCAACCGCATAAGCTGAACGGATACTTGAGATCGAAACGGCATCCCTTGACTTTTCTAACTGGTTACTGAAGATGGGAATGCCTATTGCTACGAGTACAGCAATAATGACAACCACAATCAGAAGCTCTGCCAGCGTAAAGCCTTTCGTATCTTTTCTCATAGAACATCACATCCTTCAATCATCCGATAATTGATCAAGCGATAATTATCAAGCCCGCAGATACCCTTCATGTGCGGAAAAGTGCCTGTTTTCACGCAAAAGTTTAAGAAGTTTATACGGCAATTGACGATCGCGCGTATTTTAATCTTTGTATGAAAAAGCCCTCCAGATTGCTCCGGAGGGCATTCACATTGATTAGCTATTATTTTGATATTACTTAGCTTCAACCGCTGTAATTGCACCATTTTCATCATAGGTGAATGTAAGGGTCCACGGCTTTGCAGTTCCGCCAAGACTATCTTTAGCGGTCCAGCCTGTAACCTTGTCAGCAAAAGGAAGCTGGTCAAGATTGTTCAAGCCCTCCTTGGTTCCCTTGGATACAACATTTTTTACCTCAACTGTAGATGTTCCCTTAGCCGCGTCTGCCGTGTAAGTGACATCATTTGTCGGATCGCTGGACTGAGTAAGCTCAGCGGTCTGCGCCTGAGCATACGCCGCTCTGATGTTGGACAGCGTCACTGCATCTCTGCTCTTCTCCAGCTGGCTTGTGAAGATCGGAATCGAGATTGCAACAAGCACGCCCGACGAATAGGCACTGCCAAATATTGATGTCTTTCCTTATTTATATACTATATCTTGTACTTCTGTGGCTGGGCAGAATTTCCTTGGTTCCCATAGTCTTCTGCAAGCGGGCATAATTCACTTCCGTCCTAATGGTATTCTGTAGCAGACATAATTTTCTTTCGTTCCTACGGCATCTTGCAACCGGGCATAATTTATTTGTTTCCCCATACTCAAAAAAGGCCCTGCCATCGCCAGCAAGGCCTCTGCATGCTTTCTCATAGCTTTACGTTCTTCACGGTACCGTCGAGGAAGGTGATGGTGAAGGTGGTAGAGTTATGGACCTGCACTTCTTCAAGCACCATCCGGGTGAGCTCCGGAATCTCAAATTCCAATCTGCCCTCGGCGGTGAGTTCGATCATCTGTTTCCCCCGGATCCTCTCCAGTGCATTTTCCGATTTCTGCATGGCCTTCCAGTGGTCCCTGAAGGACTCACGATTCTCCACGATGCTGTTCCATGCGATTGTGAAAGCTCTGCGCAGTTCTTTCTCCTTCACGTTCCCATTCGTACAGATCTTTCCCTGGGCCTTCTCCGCATTCAGGCACTTCCAATATGGAGTGTTCCCATTGGGATTGAGGCGATGATAGCTACTGCCACAAAGTCCACAATAGACCTTCCCGGAGAAACCGCTCCCCGCCTGACTGATGATCTTGCAGATCCCATGACTCTCCATGAAGCCCTCTCTGCGTTTCAGCTCATATTGTGCTGCTTCCCAGACTTCCGGAGTGACCAGTGCCTCATGGTCTCCCTGCACATAGTACTGGTCTTTCTCGCCTTTATTCTCGACCATCTTCTTCGTCAGGAAATCGACCGTGTATGTCTTCTGCATGAGAAGATCTCCCTTATACTTCTCGTTCTGCAACATGCGCTGAATTGTTTTCGCGTTCCATCTGGCCTTTCCAGTGACGCCCGGCACCTGCTCTGCTTTCAGCTGCTGCGCGATGCCTTCGAGCGACCAGCCCTCAAGAAAATCCCGGTAGATGCGCTTCACTACCTCGCCCTGCTCCGGGTTGATGACAAGGTTGCCGTTCTCATCTTTGTCGTATCCCATGAAGCGCTCGGTGTTGATCATTGGCTGGCCTCTTTTGAATTTTGATCGGATGCCCCACGTCGTGTTCTCCGAGATGTTCCGGCTCTCCTCCTGCGCAAGGGATGAGAGAATCGTGAAGAGGAGCTCTCCGGATGCCGCCATCGTATCGATGTTCTCCTTCTGGAAATAGATCGGAATACCGAGGTCCTTGAGCTCCCGGGAGTAATGCAGGCAGTCAGCGGTGTTACGTGCGAATCGGGAAATTGACTTCGTAATCACACGATCGACCTTCCCCTCGCGGCATGCCCGCATCATTTTCTGGAAGCCCGCTCTCTTCTTTGTTCCGGTGCCAGAAATTCCCTCATCTGAGAAGATTCCTGCCATCACCCAGTCGGGATTGTTGTTGATGAGTTCTGTGTAATAATTGACCTGATTTTCGAAGGAACCGAGCTGTTCCTCCTGCTCCGTCGAGACTCGGCAGTAGGCTGCTACCCGGATCTTTTTCTTTGCACCCTCAGCCGACTTTCTGATCGGGCTTGCGGGAATAACCGTAACATTCTTTGCCATCGATGATCTCCTTTCCAATGTAGACAATGCCGGGATAATCACGCAGGGGTTGCAGCATCTCGTCTGGCACCCGGACTCCTTTGCAGATCGCCTTACCGTAGCGGCTGCTGTTGTTGCAGATCCATTTCACGCTCCCATTGTTGGCAATGATGCGCCGCAACTTCCCACCGCAGTATTTGCAGAAAATCCGGTCCTTGTATGGGTAGTTCTCTTCAGACAGCGCCGGGGCATTATGGCTATGCCGCTTCTCTGTGTGGTTCCTGTGCCAGCTGATGCTGTCCTCATAGGTGAAACCGGTCACCCTGCCCCGGTCGGTGGTTTCAGTGATGTACCGATCCTCACTGAATGCTCCCCAGCTTCTTACCACCTCATCGGGAATAGAAACACCGGAGCAGAAGGAACCGGTAAACTTCTCTTTTCCAGAGCATATCCAGCGGTTCTTCCCTCCGGTGTAGGAACGCATCAGCCTGTGGCCACACTTCGCACAGTAGAGCTGATCCTTATAGGGAAAATTGTCGAGAGGTGCCTTCTCCTCCGGTTCCGGTTTCGATTTCTGCCGGACACCGAGTGCCCTCTGCGCTTTCTCCCAGAGCTCATTCGTCACGATCGGCACATGATTCTCTGCATAGTAGAGCATCGATACCTCGCCACAATTCTTCCGGAGCTTCCGGTGCTCATCGACGTAATGTTTGAACTGAACAAAGTCCCCTTTGTATTCCTCATTCTTCAGGATCCTCGTCACCGTGGCCCGATAGAACTTTGCCCCGGTCTGCGTTTTGACACCCTCGCCGTTCAGGTAGTTGGTGATCTGACCGACCGTGAATCCATCGGCTGCCATCTCGAAGATTTCCAGCACGCGGTCTGCATTCTTATCCGGAACGATCTCCCCATCTGCATTCTTTGTGTATCCGAACACCCGCTGGATCTGCTGGATCGGTTCCTGACGTTCAGTCTTTCTCTTAATCGTCATTTTGGAACCGAGACGATTGGCTTCACTCTCCGCCTGCCCGAAGGCAGCGAACAGCGTCATGAGCAGCTCCCCGCCTTCTCCGAGCGTATTGATCTGCTGCAGTTCGAAGTACACACCGATGCCCCGGCTCCGGAGAAGTCTGGTTGCATCGAGCACCGTTCCGGTGTTCCGGGCAAAGCGGGTGATGGACTTTGTGATAACCAGCTCGAACTTTCCCTCTTTCGATTCCTCTAGCATCCGCTGGAATCCAGGTCTTGCTTCCTTGAATCCCGAGATGCCGAAGTCGTAGTAGATCTCAACCAGCTCGTAGCGTGGATCCGCACCGATCGTCTCGCTATAATGCCGTATCTGGTTTTCCAGTGAATATTCCTGATCCTCGTGCTTGCTGGATACCCGGCAGTAGACCGCTGCCCGGATCCGCCGATCCCGTGATCTTTCTATGTGTGGAATCAGGATCACGTTACCCGAGGACGATGAAGTCCGGTTCTGCTGTATGCTCATGCTGTTCTGCCCCCTTCATTTTCCGGCGCTGATTCCGCGCTTTTTCCTGCTGCGCTTCTGTTCGAAAAGCCGCGTTTCCATCCAGATGCTGCATCAGAATGCGTCGAGTCTCTCTATGCTCGTTACCGCCCATGCCGATGCTGTTCATCCAACCCCGGAACGTGTACCGTTCATTGACCGCCTGCACCGGATCTGCCTTCACCCACGCAGCAGTCTCGCAGGATTCGACCATCCCGTTCGCCAGATCCTGAAAGGCGGCAAACTCTGCCTCCGGTCTTCCTTCCGGGAATCCTGTGAACAGCACCCTATCTGAAAGGAACTCGATCCCTCTGGTAGCTCTTGTGCCTCCTGACCGGACAAGTGTTTCGTTGAAGTCCACCAGCTCTGTAGGACAGGCATTTTTCAGTCTTTTGACCAAGGCCTTGGAAATGTAAAAGGCATTCGGCTGGTCGATGGCCTTATTGATCAGCTCTCCCTTCGAAGCAAGCATGTTGATGAGGTTTACCCGGGTGGTAACGCGATCTGAAAGCTCCGCCTCGATGGCAGAGCGCTTTGCCTCGTCCACGGCGTATCCGGCCTCAATCAACTTCTGAAGGAGCGCTGGATCTGCTGTCTCATCACTCACGCGGATGTTGCCGTTTCGAAGTACCGTGTATGGGCCGATCCGATAGTTAAATGTCGGTGCTCCCGCATAATCCATCTTCTCGCCTGTTTCATTTTCAAGGAACCGTACAATGGCTGCCCGGTCCTCAATGATCGTTTTGATCTCCATGCTTTTCTCCCTTCTTTCAGGAAACCCTGCTGTGCTTGCCGTCTCCGAAGTAATCCGCGACATAATGCTCATGGCAGCAGTATTTCCGATGCTTATTTCCGTAGACCTCGAAGGTTTTTCCACAATACGGACAAACCTTTGTGTAGATCGCTGTCGGCTTCTGTTTCTGCTCATCCCGGTGAATCTTCCAGTATTTTCTCCGGCACTCCTCACAGCAGAACCGCTTCTTTCTTCCCCTGCTGTGCTCATTTTCTGTGATGGGCCTTCCGCAGTAGGCACAGACCTCACGGTTCTGAATCTTTGATGGCATTTCCTCATCCACCGGAGTCTTATCGCAATCGAGATTTCTGCACTGATACCGGATTTTCTCGTAGGGAAGGCGGGTGTATTCCGCAATCTTCCGGTAACTCATTCCATTTGTTCTCAGCAAAATTGCCTGCTGTAAGGCTTCATCCTTTATTTGCATCTGACCGCACCTCCTTTTTTCGGTAGTCCATACATCACTCTTGTATGCGATAGTATCAAGTTATTTCTTTGGCGTTCTTCCTAATATATAGGTGGCCGGAATGCGCCTCCAGATAATGAGCGCGCGAACAATATTTCCGGTCTTTATCGCCGTAAACCTCGAAGGTTTTACCGCAATACGCACACACCTTGGTATAGATCGCCTTAGGTCTCTGTTTCTCCTCGGCGCGATGCAGGTGCCAATACGCTCTGCGGCACTCATCCGAGCAGAACCGTTTCTTCCGTCCCGGCGAGTCGTTCTGCATGATGGGCTTTCCGCAGTAGGCGCAGCCTTTCCGGCTCTGGATTTTGATGAGCAGGCTCTCGTCTACGGGTGCTTTGTCGTATCCCTGCTTCTTGCACTGATACCGGATCTTCTCGTAAGGAAGACCCGTGTACTCCGCGATCTTCCGATTGCTCATCCCGTTCTGTCTCAGCAGGATTGCCTGCTGCATTTCTTCTTCCGTCATGGTTGTTCTCCTTTTGCGCTGAGGTTGTCGATATAGAAATCCCTTCACTACTCACAGGACAGTTCCCGCAAGGTTGAGCAAAGGAATCTTTGCTTTCACCTATCAGCGGACACTTCCCGGGCGTTTTTGTGACGGGACGTGAAATTTTCCTGCAGGTATATGCGGACCATTCACACGCGATTTTGAACGGTCCATGAGAATTTCTTCCTCGCATATGTATGCGGACCATTCGAGGGCAAATCGGAAATGGCCCGAGGGATTTTTTCATCCCGTCACATATAAACGGAACTTTCAGAAGGAAATCGGAAATGGAATGAGAAAAATTGCTGCCGAAACGGCGGCAGAAAGTGATTGAACGATTGAAGTTAGACGTGTAAGGTTAAATCAGAAATTCAAATCAGAAGTTATTGAATTGAAAGGATAGAGAAATCTACATGTCGGAAATTATCATACGAGAAAATCTGGCGGCGGATGCAGAACAGGCATTAGCCTACATGCATCAGATTGGTGCTGAATCGGACAATCTGACGTTTGGAGAAGAAGGACTGTCGATTACGATTGAATCGGAAAGGGAGTATCTTCAGTCCGTTCACCAGGATTCGCATTCTGTTTCGATTGGCGCATTTGATGGGAAAAGTATGATCGGAAACGGGAGCCTTTCCGGAATGTCACGTAGAATGAGTCATCTGGCGGAGCTCGGTCTTTCGGTGCGGAAAGCATACTGGAATCAGGGAATAGGGGGCCGTTTGCTGGAGACACTGGTCATGTATGCCAGAGAAAACGGAATTGAACTGATTTATCTTGACGTCAGAAGTGACAATGCTTCTGCGATACATTTGTATCAAAAATATGGCTTCAAAAAGACTGGAAGTTATCCAGCATATTTCAAAATCGGTGATAAATACTATGACTTTGATTTGATGGTGTTGGATCTTCGATAGATGGCAGAACGGGAAGAACCGTGATACAACTTCCAGCTTATCGAAATAAAATAACGGCCAGCAGGCAGCTCACAAGAGTTACCCACTGGCCGTATTTCTTACTTCACTCTGATCTTCCATCCCACCTGGATCTGATTCACATTTCTGATCAGGGCTGAATTCAGCTTCTGGATTGCCGCCACGGACGTGCCATACTTCCGGGCGATGGCAGACAGCGTATCTCCGCTTCGTACCGTGTAGTAGGTCGCCGCTGACGCTCCGAGCAGCTCGTTCACCTTTGCCTGCACGGCTGCGTAGTCATAGCCAGCAGTCGTGATGCGGTTCTTCCGATCATCACCATTGCCCCACTTCCCGGCCAGTACCTCCCGCGCCAGTTCATCCACCGACTTACGCGGTTGAACCGGAGTGGCCTCCTGCGCACTGCCCTGCTTGGTGTATCCGTTGAATCCACCATTCTTGATAATGGCCGGATAGTCCTGATAGGCGATATCCATATCCACATTTCCGGCAATTCCGTCCACTCTCCCGGAAGACGAGTACTGCCAGATTCCGTATGCCCCGCCATAGGTACATCTCGAAGCATACTGTGCTACCCAATGCATGAATGGAGTGAGCTTCGAATCATCCAGCCGGTCACGGAATCCGGAATAGGTGGAACTGTAGATACCTGCAAAGTATCCAGCGGCTTCCAGCGCTCTGCAGAAAGCAATCGTCGCTTCTGTAGCACCAGCCTTTGCGGATGCAGGCGTAGCCTCGACATCGATAAACACCGGGTACTCGAACTGCTTGTTCTTCAGCTGATTCAGGAAACGCTGTGCATCAGCCTTCCCCGCTTCCGCAGACGTGCAGGCCGGACCCACGAAATAATACGCACCAACCGCGATGCCGTTCGCCTTGGCATTTCTGTAGTTCTCTTCCCATCTGGGATCTGTATAGAAACCATCGTCCGAGCCGCCTGCCTTGATGATGGCAAACTGGATACCTGCTGCCTTCACCCTTGCCCAGTCGATCTGTCCCTGCCAGCGGCTTACATCAATTCCTCTGTATTCACTCATGATCTTCTCCTCCTTCATCACAACAAGAAAAGCCCTCCGGGTTGTGATGCCCGAAGAGCCAGAGTTGTCCCATTCACGGAAGGGACCGCCGGGATATGAGGATCACCTCCTCTCACTGATCATTCTTCGACATCTGCTTGTAGATCTGGTTCACGCCAGTTGCTGCAAGCCCGGATACGATGCCAACTGCCAGCGCGTTGATGACATCCTTTGCCGGGAAGTCCGGCATCAGATACAGACCGGCTACACCGAGCACAGCACCGACGCATCCACAAATCACCGGGATCAGCTCATCCTTTACGGAGCCTGCTGCCTTGCAGCCGATACCGACCAGATATGCAATCACCGTGATTGCCGCCACACTTGCGATTCCAAAGTCCATGTTCACTTCACCTCCTTCTCTTCTACCGTGAGTGGTAGTTCCAGACACTTCCTGTACAGGGATTCTCCAGTCCCATTACCGCCGAGCGCCTTGTATGGCTTATACAGGTACTCGAGATTGCTCCGGTCTTCCGGCGTGCAATAACCCCGGGCAATAAAAAAGCTGCAGGCCTGATAAATCCGGTCGTGCAGCAGTGCCATCATTCCTTCTTTGATTTCGTCGTTCTCCTGTTTTCGCCGGAGCAGCGCTCGCCACAACCATGTGATGATGGCGATGATCAGAGCAAACAGCTCCTGAATCCAGTATTTCAGGATAAAGTCTATCAACGGTATCACCTCCCTCAGACCGCATCCGTTAGCGTGTATGTAACCTTCATGGACTGAGCGCTGGTCTTCACGATCGGAGAACTCAGGTTGCAGATGGTTCCCAGATAGTTGCAAGCGAAAGAATAACACAGACTTTGATTCGACATCCTAAATCGCTGCAGCTTCTCTGTTTCATGCGTAATGTAGTATGATGGATACCCGATACTACTGGTCGATTCTTCATTCAATCGATACTTGCCATCAGAATAAACAATGCCAGGACTCCCATAGGTTGTCGTAGATCCGGAAGAAGTGGTTCCCGTCCACTCAAATGTTGCGAAGACACCACCGCCACGTATTGGATAGATCTTCCTGCAACGGATACCACCGAAATTTATCTCCTTCACGTCAACAGTATTCGACAGGTTTACTTTATATAGCGTATGCTCATCATAACTGATGAAATACAGGTATCCGTCGGATACCACTGCATTCAGCTCTTCATAGTAATCTGTGCCACCGGTAGACTTTGCCGTTACATTTGGTATGGCAATAATCTGCTCCGCTTCTTCCTGAAAAGAGAAATCAGAGATCTTGAACTTCCTGATTCGAATGCTGACCGTCCCCTGCTTGGTGACATTGGGAACATAAACAGCATACAGGTATCCGTCATAACCATCCGCGACTGCCCAGTAATAGTAGTTTTCAGGATCTTTAAAGGCAAAGTCAAAGACCTGCGTTTCTTCTCCAAGATAAGGTGTATATGCCTTGACGATATTAGTAAAAAATGTTTTCTTGTAGATCTTGCCATCGCGATACAAATACAGCGTACCTGTACTCTCATCAAAAGTAAGTGGGCAATAAGAGCGATCACAGCTAAGATTGCCTTCATCGTACTGTGCCCCTGTAAACGGACTTTCACCACCTCTTCGGTGCGTCAGCGCAAGGGAGGCGATCGTACCATTTGCCTGTGATGTGGAGAAATCCCAGACATTCACATAGCCTGTGTCTGTTCGTCCTGACTCCGCTTTATTAATCGATCCACCAAGCTTTGAAGCCGTATTTGTGTTCTGACCGGCATGGCCTGTTAGATGGACGTTCATCGGAAAATGAACGTTATTCGCATCTTCCGTAAGGGTTCCGTCGAACAGGAACAATCCTCCCAATGCATATGTGGCGGCGGGCAGTAAATCATCAAAGTGATCGTATCCTTTCCCACCAACGTTTGCGGCAAGGCCTAGCAAATCACCCAGTGCATTCGTAACCATGTTATCCTGCTCGATCCGCTTGTTCTCTCCTGTGATTTCATTGTGCAGATCAATCTGCAGATGTCCTTTCAGCATTTTTCTCCTCCTCAATCGTTCTTATAGGTGATGACAAAGTTCGTGAGGGAGGAGGCAGCTCCTTCGATCATGAACTGAAACCAGATCTTCTTATTCGCCTGTGCGCCGGAATAGATCGAGGCATAGTCCGTTGCAAGAAATGTGGCCATATCAACCGCATCCGTATAGGTGGTTCCATCAAAACTGTACGATACGGTTACCGTCCCTGTGTAAACGGCAGTCATCTGTGTAATGCCGTGGATGGTCTCGTGGCTAAGATCTGCGATACAGTGAATCGTCTGCTTCTTCGGCACGGCCTTCACCGCCGCTTTCATGGCTTTCGGATTTCCATCCGACCAGCGGTAGATGATTGGTTTCGTAAGGCTCGTGATCTGTTCGGAAGTCGGCAGGGTATCAAAGCCTTTTTCCTGAAAGAACGAGGCTTCGCCAAGATTTGCCGCGACAGCGTCTGTAATTTCCGTCACCACGCCATTTACGAGCCTGTAGATCTTTCCGTTGAAATCCGTCAGCAGGTATTTTTTTGCATAGGGCGGCTCTACACCCATGAACAGGAGATACCCGATCGCGCAGGCATCATTTCCCCTGCTCTGAGAACCGTCCTTGGTTGTCATCCGGCAAATTAAACGTTGCCTGATTCGTCACTTTATTTTCGGCTTTTCGACGGTGTGTGCGCACTGACCGTCACATTGTACGGAGCTGTTTCGGCACATTACACGGAAACTGAAAAACTCC